GTACTGTCTGAAGTATAGGAAGCTTCCAATGGTCCGCGACTAAAACCGTTAAATTGGTTTTAACGCAGGACATTTCGGAGGCGTCAAGATAAAGCGCATCGTCTAGCGCGAGGGTAGAAAGCTGGAAATCAAGACCGTCATTCTTCTTTTCAGCTATCCAGTCATTCAACAACTCAAGCCCTTTCGTGCTTTTGTCATTCGGCGCGGTTTGCCCAGTCGGAATAACTCCAGACCGTTCCAGCGCCGTTGTGATCACGTCTCTTGCAACGGTCATATCGGCCTGTAGGCAATCGTTACCGACCCGGTGGCAGCATCGTCAGGGTTAACAATGAGCGAAGTTTCAAAGCGAATGCCAGGAAATGTTATGTTTGTCCCGACGGCGGCAGATGCCGCTATTGAAACAACTGTCGTAGAACTATCCTGGATTGGCAAAGCGTTAGCTGAAAGCGCGGTATTGACGTACACACCAAACAGCAGCGCAGGACCGTCATAAACGGTCGTGGTGTTATCTGCGACGTTAACAACGGAATAAAGGCACTCGGTGTGCGCGAGCCTGCTGGCATCCGCCTGCTGGCTTTGTGAAATAGTGGGTTTAACAACGATCTGGTCGGCAATGGTCGCCGTTCTGGTTGTTGCCATAAGTACTCCTAAAAAGGAGGGCCATCCTTGGCCCGAGAGGATTGCGAGTATTACGAGGTAGCGAACGGGGTTGCCATCGTGCCAGTGCCGATGACTAAGCCATTGACGTACCACTTTGTAGAACTGATGCAGACGAAACGCAGGGTAGTACCGATAAATCCACCCTTCGTGTCGCCGTCCATCGTTACTGCAACAATGGTCGTACCATCCGCCTCGAACACATCACCAGACGTTGCGATAGTTGCATCGCCCGCCATAACAGCACCAACCAAAAAGGTTGTAGCTGCGTCAGTGACGATTTTGTAAGAATTGGAGGTACGCGTTACCGTAACGCCCACATCAAAGTACATCCCCTCCTGCGGGGCAGGAAGTGTCAGAGTCGCGCCAGAAGCAACGCCCAACAGAACCAATGCGCCGGATTGCTCCTTGGTAAGGGTAGTGTTGGACGTAACCGTGACGATTTCTCGATGTTGACCAGTAGCCACACAGCCGTCAGGACTGCCGTAGTTAAGGCGTTCAAGATTTGCAGAAAGTGCCATGTTAAATACCTCCTTAGTTGGCCGCGCCAATGATTCGGCAGGCCCACTCAGGACGAAGGGCAGCCATTCCGTACAAAATATCAATACGCATCAGCAGTTCATCGTTTCGAATGTCAGATGCTTGCCAAACACGCAGAGACAACCCGTCTTGAGCAAGACGACTACACTTGTGGGCGTCATCCATCAGCGGCAGGTCAGCCGTGACGAACTGGAACGCTTCCTTGTGGTACATCAACTGCTGGACGTAGCTGGTCGAAGCCGAACCAACAAAGGTAATGTCCGCGTTGTCGGTCGGTGCGCCGGATACGTTTTGCAGAGGATTGGTCGTGTCCCAGATGATCGCAGGGCTAAAGGTGATACTCGTGGTCGTCGCGGAAACAACCGTAAACTGCTTCAGATGCGAGTATGCGACCTTCGTCTCGGGATGAACGTCGTAAACCTTCGTTTCACCAGAGCCAGCACCGATAGTGAACACAGCCCCCACCGCAGGGGCGGCGGTAAAACCATCAACCGTCAGGGTGCTCAAACCACTGGCAAAGCTGGTCTGATTGATTTCGCCCGCAACGTCGGCGCTGTTGGTCAGCGTCCACATGCGGTCGTTTTCGTACCAGTCGGCCATCGCGGTGCGGCCGATCATGCCCTCGCGGTACTGCTTGCGGATCTGCTCGCTATCCTGAAACAAACCCTTCAGGCCGTTCACCATCCCACCCATCGCGACAGAATCGCACTGGATGTAACGGTTGCCGTCTTTCGGGGCGAGCTGCTGATTCAGCTTCGCACGAGCGGCGCCAACCGCAACAAGATCGGTCAAACCGGTACCGGCGGTACCAGCCAGGTTGTAGGTGGCTTTCGTTGAAGCGGCGATATAATCCGCCTCAATTCCAGACACCAGAACCTTTACGGCAGGCTCGATGTAACGCTTGCTGAAATCATCGATTTCGAGTGCCAATTCAGCGGAGTTAAAGCGCATATCCACGTGATCCTGGGTTGCCAGGGTGATGGTGCCGCGCTGCTCGTTCTGGTCCTGTACTTCCATCACACGGGAACCCGTGGTACGTTTGTACTGGTTGGGTTTGCGGACCCGCAAAGCGGACCCTATTTTTGCTCCTACCTTGCCGTAAGAGTCGTCATACTGAAGGTCGGTCGTTGCGATGAACTGAAGAGATTCATGAGCAACGCTCAACGCCTCCTTCGTGATCATGTCGATGGTTAAATTTGAATTTGCCATTTTGAATTACTCCAAACATGGCCCTACCTCCGTCGAGCGGCTCTTTGCTTTTTGCGCAGAGCGTCATACTCAGCATACGAAAGCTTCGGATCGTAAATATCTTTTGCGGATACTGATCCGCCGCTTACGGGCTTTACTGGAGGGGGCGCGTTAGAAACTGTCTTCGGTTTGGGGGTTTCCAACCGAGACTCCAGGAGAGCTAATTCACGCGCTGCAAGTACGGGATGGAGTGAGGCAATACGCTCGGCATCCTCAAGATGAGTGCCAAGGTAATAGGCAAGAGCAATGTTTTTATCCGAAGACTGAATAAGGGTAACGATTTCGGGAGCCATTGACTTTGTTATTAATGCAAACGCGGGGTCTGCCATAACCTCATCAATACCTTCGTAGTTCGCCTTTTCTTTATTCAGGTCCGTTACGAACTTTTGAGCCGCTTTGTACTGATCTTCCTGCTTTCGCAGAGTCTCCTGTTCTTGCGTCTCGCGCTTTTTTGTCTGTACAGAATCGTACTGAGCCTTGTTCTGGTAATACTGATCCAGCGCCGTTTCAAATGCGGCATCAGAATCAAAATCAGCCAGCTTCGGCTTTACGGGTTCCTGTGGGACAAATCGGCTTTCAATCTCTTGCAGTCTTTTCTCAAGCTCATCCGCACGCTTTTTAGCTTCATACTTTTCGCGTGTCAGCTCGTTGATGCGCTTCTGGACGCCCGGTGATGGCTTGGATTTCTCCTCGCTCTTCTCGGGGTTTTCGGCGGCGCTGGCCGGAGTATCGGTAGTACCGAGTTCAGGTGCTTTCACCTCGTCAGCAGGTGCCGGAGCTGCGGTTTCGGCAGGCGCAGGAGCGCTCGCGGTCTGTTCGACCGTTGTTTCGTCAGTCATTGAATTACCTCTGTTGTTGCGCGGTTTGCGAAGGGAACGCCAATGTGGCGAGATAGTCTTGAAGTAATTTGGCTTTGTTCATGTCAATACCGGCGAATGTCTCGGCGGTCTTGGCTTGGTTCAATTCGGTTTTGGATTTGCGTTCTTCAATTTCGGCCATCACTTGCTCAAGCTGGACAAGCATGGCTTGGGCTTGCTGCTGCTGTGCCTGTTGTGCTTCAGCGTCCATCTGGGCTTTCTTCTCGGGGTCTTTTTCTTCGACCAGGCCAGGCGGGAGCGTCTTACGGAAACGCGCCTCCAACTCATCAGCATGCGGGATATCAAGGTTCTTAGCGATCAGGTCGCCTGCGATCTGAAGTACTCTCGGATCGGCTTGTGCCAATTGATACAAGGCATCCACCGCTTGAGCGCGCTTGGTCTTGTAACTTGGGCCTACAGAAATACGAACGTCGTACTTACCACGGGTAAGATCGTGCTCGATCTTCTTGCCGTCAGCATTAACATACGGTTTATTGATCGTTACCGAGTCTTCCTGTCCGTCTTCACCGGTGATCCTGACAACACGGGTGGTGTCGTAGAAAAAAGGGATCATGTCCACCAGTACACGTCCAGTATGCTCAATAGCAGTTGCCAGGTTGAACATATACACGCTGTTGGTAACAATTCCGGACTGCTGCTCAATCAGCTTGGCTTTTCCGCTGATCGCATTCGATTCTTGACCGAATGAGGCTTCGTGTACGCCCATTGCGCTGCGGATATCATCACCGGCGATCTGTGCGCGCTGGATATACCCACTCGATGCCACAGGCGGCGTGGAGCGTTCAGGGCGCATTCCAGGGGCATTGGGGTCAGGTGAGTACGGCAGATAGGGTAAATTGTCTTTATTGGCTCGATTCCATAAGTCTTTGAACCTCGCGAACATCTTTCCGGTGCCAATAAACGGCGCTTTCGGTTGTAGCGCCATCTGTTCAACATCGGCAGAGCTGACATAGTTGTACAGGCGTTGCGGATCTTTGGCGGGACGAACCAACCCTCGTATCGTTTCCTTGCCCTCGATGTTGTCTACTTCGCCGTAAACCGGGATAACCGGATAGTACTGGTACGGCAGAATGTGGTGATCAAAAGCGGTGTTGCCGGTAACTTTCCAATAATGAATCTCGAACGAATCAGCCTCGCGTTCTTTAACGATCATGAGGCCGTAGGCATCCATTAGCGTTTTGTCTTCGTCGGTCAACTCATCCTTGGCAACCGTGTGGCCGTTCGAGAGAAGGCAGATCGTGCGCTTCTTGGGTACTCGCTCGTAATACTCGGCAAAGATTACATCTTGATCAGAAACCCAATCTCCAAAGCCCTCACCCGAAAACAGCTCGTCCAAATCGGATGCCTCTACCTCGGGGTATTCAGCCTTAAAATCATCCTTGTGCATTTGTGCAAGGCCAAGGACATAACGCCCGTCGTGCTTTGTTATCTCGTTGGCCCTGGGGTCAAACCACCAGTTGAGGGGATTTTTTACCCTACGAACATACAAATCCTGCTCAAACACATCATGCGAGGCGAATTCGTTTTCGATTCGCCATACACCAAAACCGCACTTAACTTGGAACTCGGCGCCGTGAAGATATACAGCGGTTGCATTGCTGGTCTGCTCAATGGTGTTGATTAAACCGCCCATCACCTTGGCAGTTTCTTTATCCGCGCCATCATCAACCGGCATAACTCGGATAGAGGGGCGATTATCTCTCATGTCCCCGATTACAGCCTTGATACCCTGCCCCACCTTGTCCAGGGTGAGCATTAAGCGCCCGTTTCGCTCTTTCTTGATTTCCTCCGGCCACTGATCCAGTGCAGCAAACTTGAGGTCATCGATCATCGCCTTACGATTATCTTTGTCAGCCTCGTAGGCTTCTGTACGCGCAGCCTTGCATCGCTTTACTACGGCTTCGATTTCTTTGCTCTTTTTCTTGGGCTGCTCTTTTGTCTTAGCCATTACAGACCGACCCCAGAGGGGATATCAAAGTCCATGTCTTCAGTCTCCGGGTTATAACCTTGCGCAAACTGCATAAACGAATCTGCCCCGTTGCTCGCCCAGTCGTGGTGCGGCTTTAGTCGGTAGGAATCTTTCTCTTCGTCAAAAACGAAACGGTAATTCGAGAGAGCTTCAATTCCCCGATCACATCGGGTCTTATCAAACCAGCACTGACCGAATATTTTTCGAGCGGCCTCTATCCCTTCCATCTTGTCGGGGATTCTCGGGACAACCTCAACAGGTCTTACACCAGATTGCTCAAACTGCTGCTTGCGGGTTGTTTTCATCCCCAGCAATTGAACATCCACGTCATGGGGCATATAGTGCGTGCCGTACAGGTACCCCCTTTCTTTGATTACCCTGGCGTAGTAGTCAATGTCCTTGAGGCGGTTCTCGTGATAGTCGATAAACCGGTATTCCCGGCCTACGTGCTGCATAAACCAGATTGCGGTATGGTCGTTCTTACCCAAATCCCAGAAGGTATGAACCTCACAAGCGGACTCAATAGGGATATTGAGTATCCTTCCGCCCTGTTTAGCCTTGGTAATCTGTTCGCCGAATATGGCACCATCAGCAAGGGTTCTTAATTCGCCTTCCCAGATGTGCAGATACTTCTCGTAGTCTGTCTTTTCGAGGTAATTCTTTTCCGACAGGAGTTCATCAGAAAGAAAGGGGTTATCTCTCCACGTGACCTTGACCACTAAGGCGTCAGGCGGCGGATTGACTACAAAACGCTGGTAAGTGGGATCGAACTTAAAGCCCGTGTTAAAGCTTACCCAAATCTCAGATCCAGGCTTGCGGATGGTCGGGACCAGGATATCCCATGACTCATCAGTGACCTTCTCGGCTTCTTCAACCCAAACAATATCAACGCCTTCGTACGACTTGATCTTGGCCGGGTCGTGCTTCAACCCCTCGAAGATAAACTCGGTCCCGTTAACGCCCTTTATCTCAGTGTTGAATACCTGATAATTCGCGCTTAACCCAAGAGCTACGATCTGATCCTTAAGCAGGCGGTGTACAGAGTCACGTATGGACTTCTGGACTTCGCGAGTACACAAGATTCGTAAGGGCTTCTGAGCACCAAGGATCAACAAAGCGCGGGCAATGTTCCAGCTCTTTGCTCCTCCGCGCCCGCCGTAGTAAACCTTATATCGATTGGGACTGAATAACGGCTTGAACTTCGCCGGGATCTTAACCTTCATCAGGTCCGTTAACGAACTCGACCGTCATGTTGTGTTGAAGGGGTTTCTCAGGATCAAAGCCTTGTTCTGTCTTCTCGGAATAGCCGTGTTTACCCAAAACAAGCTTGGTTATCGATGCATTAAATGCACCTGACAAACCATTGTTAACCAACAAATTCTCTTGAGTAGCCAATAATTTGGCATATATGTCGGAAAACTCGGGCTTATCGTCTTCCTTTGACCAGGTGTGTAAGGTGTCGCGGCATACGCCAAGCCTTACAGCAAGACCCGCAATACTTGGAATCAGGTCTCCTGAATCTTTGTAGTTGACCAGATATTTAGCGGTCTCCTCCAATATCTCCGGGCCGTACTTGGATGGCCTTCCTCCAGCCATCAGTTACACACCCTCCGATACTCGGAATCCAATACTTGGATAATCAACTTCTTTTCCTTGGTCAGCCCGCCAACCGTCGTGATGCGGTTGCTTAAAACATACTTGCCGCCGTGATACCCACTTGAAAGGGTAACCGTGGCGGTGGTTGTGGTGTTGCTGGAGCTGTCTACCGTTATGCCTGAAGGGGTTGATTCATCGGAATACCAATTGCTGGTGTCTATTGCGTCGCCCTTAAGCCAATTGGTCCAGTCAATCGTATATTTCTCGACCTCGTTAGGATCTTTCAGCCAAATCCTGTCCGGCTCGTGGTAGGTGATGACGTTGCCTAAAAGGCTGGAGTCAATGCCGATTACAACTGACATTTAACCCCTCTTCCCCTTGCCGCGTTTTTTCTTCATGTGATTACCTGCTATAATTTGAGGCATGCAATATGGCGACTGGATACCAATCGAGCGAGAACTACCAAACACCGGCGGCAAGATTGCTCTTATGCAGGTGGATAACGGTGTTGTCATGTCTATCATGTCTGGTATCGAAATACCGACGCGTACGGACTGTTTTGGAATTCCCAGACCCACGCCAAAGCAAGAGCTAGCCGACATGCTCAAAGCTTTCAGCCATTGGAAGCCGATGGACTGATTCACTTCCTCTCTCCCCTGTCCGCGATCTCAATTCTGTCCTGCCAAGGCGGGCCTTCGATGGCGAAGTAAATACAGCCAGCCATAAACTGAATCACCAGAAACACCAATACCCCGACAATCTTATTGTCGATGGAATCCAGTCTTCCCATGATCCTGTCCTTGTCCGCTTTGCACTGGTCTTCGTGCATATCGAATCTGGCCTCAATTACGCTTTTCGGTGCCATAAGGGTCACCCCTCAACCTTTTGAGTGATTCTTTGGGGATTGGGGTTCTTTACTATCACTTGGCTCATGCTCCTGTTAGCTCCAGGGGTATGGGAAGGGCTGAAGCTGGTACGCGAATACTGGCTTCAGTCCGCTGTCGTACTGAATATGTTCAAGCTCCAATCCATCGGGAAATACCCAAGGCCCCAAGGCATCGAATTTGCCGTTAAAAGCCCTATCAAGGTCCCCCGAGATAATGAATCCCTTTTCGC